AGTAGTTAATCTTGGGTATAACGATAAAATTGTAAAAGGTAAAGGTTGAGTTTGTCTAACAAAGATAAAACCATCTGTTTCATAGTTTCCTCTAAACTCTACCTCTTTATCTCCTGTAAATGGCGGTATACCTTCATCCATTAAATCAGCAGAACTTCTAAATGGTATTCTTTCCATATCATTTAAGTTTGGTCCAACCTCAACACCAATCGTTTCGAACATTCTAACAGTAATGTCATATATTCTTTTTGTCTTACCTTGTGATGTTCCATTCTGTGAACCAGCATTTAATCTCATAGTTTGCAGTAAAGATGTATAAGCTAAACCAACTTTAACATTCAATGCAGAACGATCTAAAGTTATACTACCAGAGCTGACAGTTTTATCTGGATGTGATGCACCATCTGCAAGTATAGAAACAGTTTGTCCTTCAAGATGATCTAGTCCTGATATGGTACTTACAGCACTACCACTATAACTTAATGCACTATCTAAAAAGTTAAATGATGTATTATCTGTTTGATCAAAATCAAATACATTTAAAACTTCTACAAATCTTCTAGTAGCACCATTGATTGTTCTTTTAACAATTACATAAACTTCATACTCAGTATCATCAGTTGGTATCACAGCAACACTTTCACATACTGCTTTACCTTCATCAGTTTTTGCTAATCTAACATTGTCATCTAAAGATGTAATAGTTAAGAATCCTGTAGACAATGGTGAGCTTTCTGTAATCGTAACTACATTACTGCTAACTGTTGCCGTAAAATCAGAGTCAGCATCTATTAATGTTTTTAAGTTTGTAGCTGTTTGATTATTACTAGATGTTGTGTGAAACTTACCAGATGTAGCAGATGTAGCGGATGTAAAGGTTGTAGTCGTACCATCTGCTTTTGTTAAAACTACTCTTGTGCCATCTGCTATGTTTGCAAAATCAGTTACTGTTATTGTTGCATTACCAAATCTACCACCAAAGATATGTCTATGCCAAGCTGTTACTTGTTGTTCTCTTTGATAAGTTAATGCTACTAACTCACCATCATTTCTTGTAGCGTAAACAATTTGATTTGGTTCTTGTTGATATGCAATTTGTGTTAAACCACCTTCACTAATATGTTCAGCAAGGATAGTCATATCAGGTGCAATGTAACCATCAACATCAAAGTTATAAGCAAGTTCTCTAATTTTTCTTTTGGCTCTTTGTAAAAATAATGTAGCATTACCTACAGCTATAGCATCTACATTTGCCGATCCATGGTTAGATTGTTTTTTAATTAATATGTTTGTTGGTGTTATTGCTGTGTCTACTGATCCTCCTGATACAGTAAACTCACCACCTGCTGTACCAATAATTAAAGTTCTTGTTGCTGTCATGAACCTAATCGCATTTACTTGGTTTGATGCGATTGTATAAATGATTGCATCATCGTCAGCTACAGTACCACCAATGTTTGCATCCATATTTTCATAATCACCAGACTTTGAAAAGAATACTGTTTGTGGTTGATTAGTTGTTCCTGCAAATACTAATCGTTGTTCAAAAAAAGTTACGCAAGAAGGATGACCTGTAGTATCTGAGAAAGCTCCTAGTCGCCAATCTGCTGTAGCACTTGCACTAGACAAAGCTGTAATAATTGTAATCGTTGCATTAGTTGTATCTGCAACAGCAGTTATCTTTGCATAACCTGAATTTAAAAAAACAAATCTGCCAACATCTGTTGATTGAAATCCTGATCCACCATTGATACCAGTGACCGCAGAAGCAACTAAAGCTATACCTGTACCCACTGCTGATTGACCTGGATTTAAAGTTGTATCAGTTGTGTTAGCATCTTGCATTGGTCCTTTAGTAAAATCTACATCTGTTAATGTCCAAGATGTATGACCAGTACGAGATAGTTTTTCTACTTCATGTTCTGGATGTGTGATGTACATAACGTCTGCACTTTGTGCAAATTTTAAATCAAAAAGTTGTGCAGTAGTGTAAGGTGTTGTTAGTTCAAAAACTTTATTAGATACACCACCTGAAGCATAAGCAGTAAATGATGTGCTGTTTATATCTACACCATTTTTGTCTTGTAGATCAAATGTATTAGTAGTTTTATCTGCAACTAAAAATCTTTTACCATTAACTTCTGTCATACCAGAAACACCACTAATTAATACTTCATCACCATTAGAATAACCATGTGAACTAGCTGTAACAACAGCAGGATTAGCTTGTGTTATTCCTGTTATAGTTTTATCACCTTCTAATACAGCACCCTTATCTTTGTACACTCTCATTTTTAAATTTGAAAACTCAAGCATATAAGTTTGTGTTGTAGAAAATTCAAAAGGGATTAATCTTGTTTTATTATCGCTATCAGCTACCTCTGCTATAAATGTAGAACCTGGTCTACGAGCTACTGATCCATGTGGGTAAACAACTAAATTTTCTAGTGTTGAGCAACCTGATGAATATTTTGTTAGATCAGTTCTACCATCTAATCTTGGTGATAGCTCACCGCCTGTAAAGTTTGTAAGTTCAACAGCGACCCTAGCCATTTATTAAAACCTTGAGTTTATAAATGTACCTGCATCTATTTGATCTGACATACCTAGGTCTTGATCTATGTTTTGACCTTCAGTTGCATCTATAAATCTAGCATCTCTTAATTTATCTTGAAATAAATTGTACATATTAGTTGCTGTTTGATTATTAGAAGTAACGCCAAAAGCTATATCAGCACCTAAAGCAGCAGATAAAGTTTCTCTTAATGATTCATCATATTCATTAGGATCTGTAATTCTAGCAACATATAAAATTTTCATACTAGAAGTATTACTTAATATCTTTCTACCTTCTACTTTGTAATTTGAATCATAATCTAATATTCTAAGCAACCTTAAACAATCTGCTGGTAAAGTATAAGCAAACTTAAAACCCCATGCAGGAGCTGTAGTGTCTGCTGCTAGTTCTTGTCTTTTTTGTAAACAGTTCCAAGGATGTGATCTGAATACTGCATCTCTTACTTGAGTAAATCTTTGATTGCAAAGTCTTGCATTTTTTGAATCTTCTGTAAGTGAAAGAATAGTTGTTGCACCTAGTTGATTTAATGCTCCATTACAAATTTCTACTACTGATGCCATATTATTTCCTTATAATATACTTTCGCCTTATCTGTCTATCTTTTTCTAAAGCAAAAATTTCTTCTTCTGTTCGTTCTTCTTTGGTATCAAATCCATAATGGTATTTAGGACCATGTTTAAATCTATCTACCAAAACATATCTGTACACATAATTATCTTTTTTAAAGTGTAGTACAGGTTTTAATTCTTTAATATTTTTCATAAAAAGGTGGGGATTGCTCCCCACCTAATATTCATTGATTAGTCTACTGTGTATTCAATAACAAAGCTCAAATCACCAGCAGTATCACCAGCTGCATCAAAAGTTAATGCAACGTAGTAGTACCCACCAGGATCAGAAGATTGTCCAGCATCTTGCCAAACTTTCTGTCCGCATTTGTTAATGTCTCTAGCTTCAAACGCTACTTCAGTTCCTGTAGTTACCGCACCTCTAAGGTCAGTAATTGCAGAAGCGTAAGCGTCATCATCTACAGCAGCAATCGCTGTTGAGTATAATCCAACATCAGTTGTCATAGTAGTTCCAGAATCTAAATCGTCATTAAACAATTTGATTGAGGATATACTAGCATTAGTTGGTACAGGTGCTAACATTACTGTGTCACCTGCTGATAAGTCTCCACTAGCCAAAGCAATAGTTCCTTGAGCAATTCTTTTTACGCCATGTAATTGCTGTGAACTATTCTTGACAGAAGGAGTTGCAACAAAATTTGTTACAATATCTGTATTAACATTCGCCATATAATCCTCCTATTACGATTCTGTTGCTTGTACTTCAACAACCTTCGCTTCTTCCATACGAGTAGCACCAATGCTCATGCAGTAGTAAACTTGAGTAGCATACGATTTGTCTGCTCTTTCGTCTATTCTAGCTTGAACATCTTTACCAACCGCAAGAGCTATACCATCTTGTGCAAAAGCAATGCACGATCTAGTAGAGCCAGATAGCGATAGTCTGTTTGATACAATAAAGTTAAAACCAAGGAACGAGTTGATCTCACCATTTGCTAATGCTTTAACAGTGTTGAAATCAGAACTTGTTACTTCAGTTGTTCCTAAAAGATCAGTGATCTGCTTTGGAGATACTATGATGTGTCTTGGTATAGATGGATCTACACTTCCTAAATCAAGAGTTTCTTTTGCAGTTCTTAATTTAGCGATAGTTAAACCAGCAGAACCATGTGCGATTGTA